CAATCGTTATTGAACAAACAAGTAAAGGTGAACGTAGCTATGATATCTATAGCCGTCTAATGCGTGACCGTGTTATTTTGCTTGAAGGTGAAGTTCATGACCAAATGGCAAATCTAATCGTTGCCCAGCTTCTATTCCTAGAATCAGAAGGTGATAAAGATATCTCAATGTATATCAATAGCCCAGGTGGTAGTGTAACTGCTGGTATGGCAATCTATGATGCTATGCAATTCATTAAACCCGATGTGCAAACAATCGTAATGGGTCAAGCTTGTTCAATGGGTTCACTACTCGCACAAGCAGGAGCTAAAGGTAAACGTATGATGTTGCCTAATGCACGACATATGATTCATCAACCCTCAGGTGGCGCACGTGGTATGCAAAGTGATATCGAAATTAGTTACAAAGAAATCACTTACTTGAAAAAACGTCTAACTGATATCTATGTGAAACACAATAGCGCAGGTAAGACTTATGAAGAATTTGAACGTGATATGGACCGTGATAAGTTCATGTCGGCCGAAGAAGCATTAGCTTACGGCTTGATTGATAAAATTATTGAAAAGCGAGAATAAAATGCCTTGGATCGAGAATGTAGCGTTAGCAGATATCCCAAAAGGACGTCATCACAACGCTGGTGAAAATAGTATGCTAATACAGATTGTCGATCCAGCAATGGAGTTCCCCGAGCCTATGCACAAGTTCAAAGAGACTCACCAGTTTGAGTTTCTTGACCTCGAAGTCAATGACGCTTGGGGCGAGGAGTTTAAAATTACTGATGCACAGGCAGAAAGTCTTGTTAAGCTATTGCAACACGCATTGGAGAAAAGAATGAATGTAGTAGTTCATTGTGTCGCCGGTGTATGTCGCAGTGGTGCAGTTTGTGAAGTCGGTGTTATGATGGGCTTCAATGATACTGAAGCTTTTCGTAGTCCTAACTTAATGGTTAAGCATAAGATGATGAAGGTTCTAGGATGGACCTACGATGAAAACGAGCCCCATACAATCAATGGTGTAACTACTGATTGGGGCTTCGTCCTACCAAAAGAACGTGAGGGCGATATATAGCCAAAATTTGACAATAAATCATTTTGGGTCTATAATACATGTATTGATTGATTAAAGGAGCTGAAATGACTGATTTTGAAACTAAGTGCTACGGAATGTCTGAACAAAATATCCGTGAACAGTACATGGAAAGTACTACTGCTAAGTTCGCAGGTCTAGAAATGGTTGTAATGGGTATTCTTTCTGACTGCCAAGAAATGCAAGCCATGAATAACCCTATGATTGCTTCTATGCGTTCAAATGAATACGTTCGTAAACAATTGAATATTGCCAAATTTATCCTGTCTGAAATGATGGATGCAAAAGTAGCCAAAATTTGACAATAAATCATTTTGGGTCTATAATAGAATCTTATTCAGTTGAAAGGTCTTTATGGGATATCGTGTTGTTGCTGACAAGTATCAAATGGACGAAATGCGTACAAAATACGGTCCACGTATGGGCTTAGAAGGTCCTTTCAACTTCTCCGGAAGAGTGTTGTATTATGACAACAAAGAGGGTCAGTACTATGACCCTAGGACCGACTTCTATGTTCAACAGGAAGAAATGAATCAAATTCATGCAAATTTGATAGCCAAAATTTGACAATAAATGGATAATCTGTTACAATAGATACTTAGACAGTTAGATAAAGGACTAGGAAATGCGTAGACAACAAATTGTAAGTGGTATGAATAACAGTCAAAAAATCCGTTTTATGATTGACGGATTTGGTATGTATTGCAAAGTTTCTGATATTGAGAACTTTGCTACTAGCTCACACCGTGTTGCAGTTATTTCGGCATTACAACACCTACAATGCGACCGAGAATTGTGTAAGAGTTTAGGCAGGAAAGATATCCCAACAGGCTTTGGAACTCGTAGTTCATTCCAAGCTGTTACACACGATGTTCAAGTTGACCTTATCTAAGGAGTAAAAAATGACTAAGAAAATTTCTATCAAAGTTTTCGGTGATCCAGGACACGCTTGGGCACGTTTCCCCAAAGCACGATTGGTCAAGCTTGGTATTGCTGATAAGATTTCTTGCTATAGCTATCAGAACGGCACCAATGCTTTCCTCGAGGAAGACTGTGACTTGTCTACACTAATTACGGCTCTCCGTGAAAAGGGCTATACTGATATCAAATTCAACGAAAGCCACACTAATAAACAGAGCAAAATCCGTGGTTACAACACGTACCGAATTTGACAATAAATGGTGTTTGTGCTATAATATATTCTTAGACAGTTAAATAAAGGACACGAAATGACTACATTCACAGATGAAAAATGCGACTACTACGACCAAGTCCGTGAGGATCTAGGTCTTAATGCAGTTTGGTCAATCTATGAGGTTGACAACCTGAGTGAACGTCATCCTTTTAAAGGTGTTACAAAAGTTATCTACCGGGCATATGGTTCCGGCAATCACGTGATTGCTATCGAAGGTGACACTTGGAAGTCATTGTATATTGCGGCAGATAAACTTATCCGTGAAAGCGGTGATGGCCATCATATCTATGTTGAAGATTTCAAACAAAGCTCTATTGATCCGGAAATTTTGTTTGTAACGACAGGCTCCTAAATTTGACAATAAATGGACCCTGTGATACAATAGAATCTTAGACAGTTAAATAAAGGACTTACAAAATGGCTACTCGTTCTACAATCGCACTTGAATTCGCTGATGGTACTATTGGTCAAGTGTACGCACACTGGGATGGTTACTTGGCTCACAACGGTAAAATCTTGTTTGAGAACTATTCTAATCCCTTTATCTTGCGTGACCTGATTGACTTAGGTTCTATCTCTAGTTTGGGTGAGACTATCGGCACAAAGCATCCCTTCAGTCACTATGATACTGAAATGTCATTGGTTGAGTTTAACAACCAATATGGTAACATGACTACATTCTATGGTCGTGATCGTGGTGAGACAAATACAGAAGCAAGGTATTTCAAGGACTTTGCAGATTACAAGGTTAACTGCCAACAAGAGGAATACGATTACATCCTGCGTAACGTGAATGGTGTTGCTACTTGGTTTGTATCCGATCATGGTAGCGAATTCATTTTGCTAACTGAGGCTTTTGCTGAGGAAGCACGTGAGTTGGAAGAAATTGCAGAAGTAGGCGTACTTTAAGGAATAAAAATGGAAGCAGTAGTAGAAACAACAGTATGGAATGATAGCAACAATGCTAATCATACTTACTTGCTTGACGGCACTAAGATGGTTGCATACATCAAGGTTGGTTCTACTACTCCATTCTATTTCAAAAACCCAATCACAATAGATAAACGTGGTCGCAAGTTTACTCCAGTTAAGCCAAATCCTTTCAAGGCAGTAAAAGAAAAATCTACAATCATCAAAGTGTCCGGCAGTAAAGGTAATGTCTATTCTATTGACACCGACGAAAAGACCTGCACATGTCCCGGCTTTATGTATCGTGGTACTTGCAAACACATAACTGAACTGGTGACATAATGAAATTGCCAAACAAATATAGACCATCGGATGTGAGTAAAAAATATCGCATCCGTTATCGTTTAGAAACAGGTCGTAGTGAGTCATTTCATTGGCATAGTCGTGTAAGATGGTATCCAGTAGGATGGAAACTGAATAAGCAAACACTAGGTAAAATCTTTAGTCGTTTACATTATTTGGCCCGGCACGCACCCAAACCAATTCAACTAAAATACAAACGGGTGTATAATCTATTTGAAGAAAAATATTTTGCAAGTAAAGGTAAAGCTAGTAGTCGGTACCTAGGAAACAACACAGCATATAAATGGTTATGAACGAAAAATTAAATACATTTAGAGCATTACAAGAATTGCCTCCTGCTGTTACTAGCTTTTGGTGCCGCTTTAATATACACAATTGGACTAAGTGGGGTCCTGTAGAAAGTAGCAACAGTTCTATTTGGGCTAGACAAAACCGATTCTGTGTTCATTGCAATACACTCGATCAAAAGAAGTGGGAAATAAGATGAAAATCATCAAGTTAAACCGTAGATACAAAGCCTTTAAGGAAGAAGGTCATACTGTTGGCTTACGATTTGAGAGTTGGTGTAATGAAGCAGGCCCATACGAAAAGTATTTGACAAAAATGTATGGATCCCAGTATGCGTATAACCACAATGAATGGCGTTGCGGCTTTGGCAGTCGTTCAGGTCGTAATAATCCTAGACCATACTTCATTACAATGCGTGATGAAAAAGTATTAACTGCAATGTTGCTAGCCGTGCAATGAAAATCGAATCTACAAGTTATCCCGGATGGAACAATCATCCCACTTATCGTGTTAGCACATTTAGTGAATGGAAAGAACTTTGCTTTTGGATGTACAAGAATAAAGTGGAACATTTTCTATTGAGTAGTGGTAGCACTGGATATACATTTCAAGTTAAAGAAAATAACGAGTGGTTTATGTTGAGGTGGCTATGAAGGCACAAACAATTTTGGCATTACTCTTTGTTATTTTGATAGTAAATGCCTGCAATAAAATTTACACTAATCCTAAAATAGTGTATAATTGTGACATAGCAGAATTTCACCCCGACTATCCAAAAGAAGTCAAACAGAAATGTAGAGAATTAACAAATGAAAATCGCACTAGCAAGTGACTTGCACTTAGAGTTTGAAGATATTGACCTTAAGAACACCGAGGGTGCTGAGGTACTGATCCTATCGGGCGACATTATGATTGCCGAAGACCTTCATAACCATCCAGAAATGGATTATGGTATGTATAGTAGTGTCAATCTCGCTGACTTAGGTCGTAGGCAACAAACAGCCCAAAGATTCCGTGACTTTTTAAAACGATGTAGCTTTGAGTTCCCTCATGTTGTTTATGTTGCAGGTAATCACGAATTCTATCATGGTCGGTGGAAAGAAAGCATTGACCATTTGCGTGAAGAATGTGCCAAATTTAGTAATGTTTACTTCTTAGAGCGTGATATCAAGGTTATCAATGAAGTGTCCTTTATCGGTGCTACATTGTGGACCGACTGCAATAAAGGTGACCCTCTTACACTACACGCACTAACTGACATGATGAATGATTATCGTGTGATTCGCAATGATGAGCGTGGATATACTAAGTTACGGCCTGCACATTCAATGTATCGTCATCAGCAAACATTAAGTTACTTGAAGGCAGTATTGCCTGATATGAAAGATAAGAAAGTTGTATTTGTAGGCCATCATGGTCCTTCTACAATGAGTACACATCCTCGCTATGTTAATGAAACATTGATGAATGGCGGATATCGTAGTGAATTGAGTGAGTTTATTTTAGACAATCCACAGATTGTATTATGGACTCATGGTCACATGCATGACCCGTTTGACTATATGATTGGGACGACTAGGGTGGTTTGTAATCCTCGAGGATATGCAGGCCATGATGAACAGGCTGATTACTTTCAGCTAAAGTATTTGGACATCTAATTGAATCAAGGTGTCCAATATGTGTTGTATGATACTAGAAAGTATCGTATAATCTATGTACGTTGTGACAAACAACGAAATTTTAAAGGAAAATTTATGATGACTACAAAAAGTGAACGCCTTGTTAAGGCATTTGAGAGCGGCGCAGAATTGACTGCAAAGCAAATTACCCAGCGTTTTGGTTTTGCTAACCCAACTGCTACTATCAGCGACTTGCGCTTGCGCAGTGGTTTGGCAATCTACGCTAACAAGCGTACAAACAAACTTGGTGGTACTTATACTAAGTACCGTTTGGGTACACCTAGCCGTGAGTTGGTAGCCGCTGGTTACCGTGCAATGTCACTAGGTATCGTTTAATCTCATTTTGAGACAAACAAAAAGGGCATTCGTGCCCTTTTCCTACTTGCATTTAATTCAAAAGTGTGCTATAATAACACATGCGCAATTTCTATAGGAGCAATCAATGAGTTTCTTTCACAAAGTAATGAACAAGCTAGGTCGTTATCGTCTAATCCCTGATCGCAGAACAGGTGAAGATTATATGCACCGCTACTATTTGTTTTTGAAAGACCGTAGTTGGTTCCCCTTCAATGTAACATTGCACAAGATTGTAAAGAGTGACGATCCTATCTTTCACGATCATCCCTGGCCTTACTTGACTATTGTACTTAAGGGCGGCTATTGGGAACATACTCCAGTCTTTAACAATGAAGGTAAAAAGATTGCAGAATTTCAAAAGTGGCGCGGCCCTGGTTCTGTTATCATGCGTAAAGCAGGTGAATATCATTGGCTTGAAATGGACGAGAATGTAGGTCCTGCAACTACATTATTCTTTATGGGACCTCAACAGCGTGAGTGGGGCTTCTTAGTTGACAAGACAACAAAAAAGACACAATGGATTCAATGGGAAAACTATTTGAATAACTATAAAGAATATCACAATCGTTATATTCAACCTAAGATTACACAAATGGCAAGCAAGAAGAAAGACTAATATGAATGAAGATACAAAAGAAATATTGACTATCCTGCAGGAAGAATGCGCTGAAGTTATTGTAGAAGTAAGCAAATGCTTTAGATTTGGTCCTGATCAATGTCTGGAAAATACAGAGGTTTCAAATATTCAACGATTACAAAAAGAGTTAGGTGACTTGCAAGCAATGATTGAATTGCTAGTTGATAATAAAGTAGGAGTTACAGTACAGGGCTTGAAAGAAGCTAAAAAAGCTAAATTTAAGAAATTAAAACAATGGTCTAACTTAAACATTACTAAATAAATCACTATGCTAGAACTTATAATCATTGGTTTTATATTTTGGATTGGCTATCAAGTGGGTATATCTGTAACCGCTTATCGTTTACGAGACTTAGTATACAGAGAAGCTAAACGAAGGGGATTACTCAAAGAGGTAGATTCTGAGTTAGAAGAAACTCCTGTTGTAGCACAACTGATGGTAGAAAAATCCAATAATGTTCTTTATCTATACAACCGTGATGACAACACTTTTGTGTGTCAGGGGGCAACTCTTGAGGAGATTGCGTCCTTAGCAAAAAAATATAACAACATTAAATATGCCGCAGTTATGATTGATCAAGAAATTTATGCATTTGTTGACGGCACAGTTAAATCAGAACAAGAAGTATTAAGATGAAAGTAAGAATTGGGCCATACCCTAAGAAGGGTAGTCGTAGGAAAATCAAAGTTCAAATTGATAAGTTTGACACCTGGAGCTTTGATCATACTCTAGCAACTATCATTTATCCAGCACTACTACAGCTTAAAGCAACTAAACACGGTGTACCGAGTGAATTTGTAAATGATGTAGGTGGCGAAGACTGGGCACAACAAGATAGTTTTGATTTCTATAAAGAATCACATGATGAATCTTGGACTATTGCCGCTAAAAAATGGGATGAAGTCCTTGATAAAATGATCTGGAGCTTCCAACAACTTACGATAGATGATTATAGTAGTAAGTACCATCATGGTACTAGTGAATATGATTGGATTAAAAGTGACAAGACCTTCCCCAATCCTATTACAGGTAAAATAGAACCAACATATCAAATGGTTGATAAAGATCCTGATGCACATTGGTATGACGCAGAAGGACATCAATTACACGAAGACCGTATACAAGAAGGTCTTGAATTATTCGGTAAGTATTATAGAAGTTTGTGGGATTAATTAATGTTTGACAATATGACAAAACAACTAGACTTACAAACTTTAGGCAAGGGACAAAAAGATTTTAAAATTAGTAAGGAAGAATTTGAAGATTTTTGCAAAGGGTTTCTGTTTGAACAGATTAAAGGCAATGATAAATTAGGTGAAGCCTTTTGCAAAAAGTACAACGAGACTAATTTTGTGCTAAGTATATTACCCAACGAATCTGCTATAAAGCATATTAATAAATTCTATGTTAAATGATTGATGAACAATATATAAACGGTACTTATTTCAAGCGTTATTCACAGCCTGAAAATAAACATCTGTTATTCCTTTTAACTGGTCAAAGTATTAGTCCTAGAGGGTTCTGGGATTTTGTATTACCTGA